TCAGGCAGGAAAGGCAATGGCGAGCGGGGGCGACGGCTGTGCGCGTCCCAACTGGCGAACGTGGAATGACGGCGTCGTTGCAAGTGCAGGCAGCGCGGCTACCTGTGTTGCAGGGATCGAGAGGGCGGGGCTCTGCACGCGCCAGCGCACCAGCGGGGCGGTGGCATCGCCGTAGGCGACTTCGTAGAGCTCGCTTTCCTCGTTCAGCGGCGCATCCACGGCATCGGGCCAATTCCACGCCCCGCGTGCGCGTCGGACCCAGGTTAGTTCGATGCCGCCAACTGCGGTGCGCGTGGATAGACCGTGACATGGGCTGAGCGGGCGCAGCGTGGAGCCAGCCCCTGCGAAAATAGCGGTCGCAGGGGTTACGTCGCCGCGTCCGACCGCGACGATTGCGACTGCGTCGGCATCACCGATAAGCGCCGGGTCGAGCGTGGTAAGCCGCGCATCAAGCAAGACGAAGGGTTCGTTGGCAAGGTGCGTGCCGATGGCCCACTCCGTCCCGCCGCGTCCGCGCAGCAGCCCGGACAGGCGCCATACCCCCCCGCCGAGCGCCACGGCAGAAGTAAACTGGATGATCTCACCGCCGACGAGGGCCCGGTTTGCACCCTGGAGCAACTGAGCGAGCGATGCATCGCCCAGGGTCAGGTCGCTGCCGAAAAGCTGGACATCGAGCGTCGAGTGCGTGTCGAGCAGGAGCGCGGATGCCGGGGCAAGCGCGTTTTGGGTCATGCCGGACCGGGCGCGGGCGCGACCGGTGCTTCTCAGAGAGGTCAGCGTTCCTTCATCGCCGCTCAGTTCAGCGAACAGTGCCGCTCCGTTCCAGCCGGCGGTGGCAGCCGAGGCCGCCACGAAGAGCGCGGGCGTGGTGCCGTCGCCGATACCGCTCCAGGGCAGTTCGAATGCCTGGAGCCGGGTTGGGACGGCGAGCAGGTCCGACGGGGCATTGCTCCGGCCTGGATCGATGACGCTCGTCGGGCTTGTGCCCGCGGCGGTGCTGCACGCGGTCAGATCGAGCAGGACGCCATCCTTCTGCCATTCCCACTGGTCGATGCGCCACAATCCGTCCGTCACGGGTAAGCGGACGAAACTGCCGGGCGCCAGCGAAGTGTCCACCTCGGTAACGCGGTACGTGATCGTATCGGTTGGCCGCGCGGCACGACGGCCCGCACCGTTGGCAAAGTTACGTGCTGCTTCGGCGGCAAGTGCTGCCGGCAGATCGATGATTGCCAGCTCGCCCTGCCCTGCGCGGCCGATGCTGCGTTGCAGGCCCGGCTGATAATCGCGCGCCACATCGTAGTATCGCAGCCCGCACTGCCGGACGCGCGGCAGCGGCTCGCGCTTTCGCGACCATCCTTCGACGCGGGCGGGGCTGGACTGGTCGCCACCGGCCGTTGCCGGACGAGGCAGCAGGACGGGGGAGGCCGGGAATGCGCGGTCCGCGGCCCGCACCACGATTTCGGTTCCGTGCGAACTGCACGATAGCGGAATCGCCTCAGAGATCGTGGCAAGGCTGTCGCCTACCGTGCCCTGATCGATTGCGAAGCCCGCAAAGGCGATGTCGAGGTCGGTCGCCTGCGCTTCGGGCAGGACCTCACCAAGGATCGAGGCGACCGAACAGCCGAACGGATCGGCAAAGATCTCGAAAGTCAGCGAAGGCAGCCTGTTACCGAAATCCGCCAGTTCCAGATCCTCGAACACCACATAGGCACAGTGGCGGTGTGCAGGACACGCCGAAGCGCCTTCGGCCTGGGCGATCAGCGGGTCGATACCTTGGTCGCCGAAGCCGGTGTGGACGCGCATGGTGCCGCCCACCTTGAGATCGCCCGCCGCGCCACGCAGCAGATTGCCGTCGGCCCAGATGCGCCCGATGCGGTCAATCGGCCGGGAGGACAGGGCGACCGCGAACGAGGCGGTGTAGGAATAAGTGGTCACCGACGGCCGGCCCTTACCGCCGCCGGTCTTTTCCTGATGCTCCACCAGATCGGTCGACCATATCACCGTACCTGCGGCGCGCATCTGCCCGAAGTGCAGGGGCAGCGCGCTGCCATAGCTGGAGGTCTGGACGGAAAGTTCCTTGAGCCGGGGGCCACTAACTGTGCGGCCACCGAAAATCATCTGATCGACCTGTCGCCCCGCCAGGGCGCCAATCGCGCCGCCCAGCGGACCGCCAAAGACCGTACCGATTGCGGAAAGGAGTAGCGTTGCCATCTTCGATCACAGCCTTTCCGCTGGGAGGCGCCAACCCTTGGCAACGGGCCAGGACAAGGGCGCGGGATGATATGTCACTTTGCCAAGTCCCGCGTGGGCGTGGACGAAGCCCTCGGCTGCCACGATCAGCAGGTGAGGTTGCACCGGGTTGGTCATGGCCAGCACGATGTCGGGATCGTCTGCAGCCGGGATCAATCCGGTCGCCGCTGCGAGCGGGATGAAACGCTGAATTTGCGACACGCGCATCGAGTAGCCCTCGGGGATCGTGGCTGGTGGAAAGCCGGCCCGCCGCATCGCCTCGGCCACCAGCCCCACGCAATCGAGCCCGGTTCGGGGATCCCGGCCATGCAGGCGAAAAGGCGTGTCGAGAAGCGTCAGCGCGGCTGTGGCGAGCGCACCGTTCATGACTGCGCCGCCGGATATCGGCCGAGCAGATCGTTGCCGGGCAGAAACGGCTCACCCTGAAAGTTCACAGCGTTGCCAAACCGCGTTGCGCAGGTTTGCAGGGTATGGTCGCATCCCTCGCGCAGGGTCACCGGATCGCCTGTGGCGACATCGGCCGGGGCCGCACGGTCAAGGATGAGCCACCCGTCCTGCACGTCCTCTATGCGCCGCCACAGTCCGCATTCGGATCCTGTGCGCCAGCGCAGGGTTCCGAACAGGAAGTTGCTGGCTGGGACCGTTGTGCCGGTGATGCGGACCCCGCTGCCGTCGGTTGTGCGCTCCGCCACACTTGCGGCGTGGCCAAATCGCATGACGGAAAGCGTGCAGCCGTCCCCACAAAATTCCGCACGGCATGTCGGCGATGTGCGCGGCACCACTTGCCGTGCCAGCAGTTCCTTCATCGATCGCAGTTCTGCGGAAAAGCCCTGGCCTTCGTGGCCCACTGAACCGATCGTGCCGGCGTACAGCGTCGCCCGCTCCAGCGTTTCCCAGTCGACCAGCCCCATCGCGACCGCCGCGCCGTCAAAGCGGCCGGACGCGAGATCGCCCTCGGTGATGGCGTCGTGGCTGAGTGCGCCGGCGATTTCAGCGCTGTCCGCCTCGAAATCGGCCGAGCGCCGGATGGCAGACGGGACCATGCCGGGGGCGGTGCGGTGCAAAAGCCCGTCGAAGGTCAGGTCCCGGTCGTGGCTGGTAAAGCCAAGAGCGACCCCGTCGCTGCGTTCCACTCGCCACCAGATGGCGACGGTTTCCAGCGCGCCGGAAAACCAGATGCGTGATGCGTCGGTCATGTCAGGCGTCCTCACGCAGTTCGATCAGCGGCACGCTCGGGGCCTCGCCGGCGGCAAAGGCGGCGCCAGAGATGTCCAGCCGATCTTCGCCAAAGCGCACGGGTACGTCGAACAGGTAGCCCGCCCGCACGATCGCGCCGGCGGTCGGCGCGTGGGCAAACACCACCACGCCCAGCGGATCGAGAGTCCATTCGCTTGTCTCGGTGCCGTTGACGCTGACGCGCACCGATTCCGCGCGGGGACGGGTGATCCGCCGCCATTGCAGTTCGCTGCCATCGCCATAGGACTTGACCAGTTCGAAGCGCGCGGTTGCGCCATCGCCGGTGCCGATACGCTGGTCGATCGGTGTAGGCGTGCCGGTCATTCCGTTCGAGCTGTTGTCCGACGGATCGCGCAAGCGGAAGCCGCGCGCCTGCCCGCGCCGTGCGCGAAAGAACCCGATCAGCTCGCCCAGTTCTGCTTCTGACCTGACCCCCGGTCCCACATCAAAGCGCAGCCGCGCATCGGCCCAAAGGCTGTTGCGGCGTTCAAAGCCCGAGGCGGTGATGGTCACGTTGGTCGAAAATTCGGGCGTCACCGTGGCATCGCGTCCGATCGCGATGGGGAAAAGGACATCGTCGAATGCTTGCATGGTCGGGTCCTCGGTCGGGTCGGGCAGGCGGGTGAATCCGTCGCGGGCCACTTGGGGCAGCGCCCAGATGAAGGTTTCGGCCACGCCCATCGCGCGCGCTTCGCTGGCGGCGGCGTCAATCCGGGGCCACATCGCGTCCGCGTTCGTGGCATTCAGGACAAAGCCCGAAAGGAAGTGCTGCTCGCCGCGCGGGTAGCCGAGGCGCGCTTCTGCCGTGGCACGACCCTGCGCCCGCAAGGCCTCGAAGCCAGCGGTCAGCCAGTCGTAGTCCTCGATCTGCAGGACATCGAACGCCGGCCGTGCCCATCCCGTTGGTAGGTTGGCGCGCTTCGCCTCCGGTATCGCCGGATCGAGTACGGTCGGCAGGAATGCCAGCAACAGCACCTCCGCGCCGGCCGCCCCCGCTACCGTTCGGACTGCGGAAACCAGACTGGCGGTCGACTGCGCCAGCAGCGCCCCGGCGCTGTCGAGCAACGCGATCTGCGCGCCAGTCAACGATCCGCCCAGATCGGCGATCACCGGAGGATTGCCGCCGAATGCCGCCTTGGCAGCGTCATCGTAAAGGCATATCCGGCGGTCGGCGGTCACCCACCACCACGGTTCGCCCACCTGATAGCGGACCGGTAGCCCGGCCTCCATCTGTAAGCCTGCGAGCGCCTCCGCCACCTTGCGCAGCCAGCCCATCCCGCCGGTATTGGCGGGTGAAAGCAGCGCCGAAGGCGGCGACCAACCGGTTCGCGCGGGGTCTCCATTGGACGCGCGCTGCTGCCAGGCATCGGGGCAATGCTGCGCCAGCACTTCGTACGATTGCGACAGGATCACGCTGAAGCCGGCGGCCTTCGCTTCGCCAAGAAAGCTGGCGTGCCAGGCCCGTGCCGCCGCGTTCATTGCCGGTAATGCGGGATCGACCACGAACGCACCTGCTGCACCGGTAGCCAGCGGAAAGAAGTGGCTCATCCCCACGTAGTGGTTGATGCTTCCGCGATAGCCGAGTCCAAGAGCCGCACGGATCAGCCGGGAGGGCGTTTGATTGTATCCGTCATCGTATCCCGTTGCGATGCTCAGGCCATGCGGAGGCACCATCACGTCGCCCAGCGTCAGCATCGGCTTGTGGCCTTCGCAGCGGATGGCGGACAGTTCCGCCCAGCCGCTAACCTCGCTGGTGAACGCGGCGCTGCTGCCCGGCGCATAGTCTGGCGCCACCAGCGAAATGAACAGACGGTCGATGTCGGCGGGATGCACCGGGTCCGCTTCGCCGGGCAGCAGGAACCCGCCGTTCAGCGCCGAAAACGGCAGTGTGATCCGGGCATCCGTGGGGGTGCCGGTTGCATAGTTCCACAGCCGCACATACCATGCCCGCGCATGGCCTGCCGCGTCCCGTCCTTCGATCGTCAGGGTCGGCCCGTTCACTGCGTCCAACGGCCGCAATCCGCCGGATCGCCAATGGAACGACAGCGTCAGCCGGGTGTAATCGCGGTTGGTGTCATAGGCGAGCAGCGGGTGATCCCACTGGTCCTCGCTTTCCCAGATCAGCCCTACCAGGTCGTCCGCCTTGCGGAACACCGCATCCACGCGCAGCGCATCCGCCGCCGTGGTGACGACTGATGCCATCGCCGGGCGGGGGAAGTTCACCGTCCAGAAACGTGGGTCGAACCGCTGGATCGTGTCGGTTTGCTGCACCGTGCGTCGCTTTGCCAGCCAATAGCTCATCGTCCGGTCCTCAGTACTGGGTCAGCGCGCGGCGCACTGCCTGGGCAACCTGCCGGCTGGAACGGCGCAGGCTTTCCGGATGGCTGGCCCCTTCCGGCGATACGACGCGGATCGAAACGTTCACCGATCGCGCGGCATCACCACCGCGCCCCGTTTCCACGCGCCCGGCTGACGTTGGCACGAACAGCTCTGGCCCTCGTTCGCCCACCACATAGGGCGCGCCGGGCGACACCGGGCCCCCCGTCGCGCGGCCGGGCAGGCCGAACAGGGATCCGATCAGGCTGCCGATGTTGAGCAACCCGCCCACCTGCGATCCGCCGCCCAGCCCGATGGAACCCAGACCGGCGCGCAGCGCCTGCGATGCGATTTCGTCCATCGCGTGCAAGGCTGATCGGCGCAGGTCATCAAAGCCCAGGCTGCCTTTGCGGATCGCGCCCAGCAGTCCGCGCTCCAGCGTATCGCCGGCGCGACCGAAGCCATCCACCAGAATGGAATCGAAGCTGCTGCGCATCTGGCCGATATCGGCAGCAAAGCCGTCTGTGCTTGCGCGCACGTCAACGACCAGCGTGTTCAGGTTATCCATTGCGGTCCTGCTCCATCATCGCATCCAGCGTGCGGCGGTCGATCCCTCCGCCCGCCGCGGCGGGTGCCGCAGCGGACAGGATCGTCGCCAGTTCTTCGGGGGTGGCCTTCCAGAACATCTCGGCCGACCAGCCGAGCAGCAGCGTGACCTGGCCCGAAAGCCGCGCCGCACCGCTGCCCCACCGCTCGTCGGGCGCGCGTTCGGTCACATCGCGCCTTTCAGCACCTGCACCAGCAGCGCGCGCAGCGGCCCGGCGCAGGCGGCAAGCCCGGCGCGCGTCACCGCTTCGGCAAAGGCCTCGCGGCTGTCCTCGTCGCGCTCCTGCAAACAGTGCCAGAACAGCGTCACGATCTCGCCGAGCTTCAGCTCGCCGCCCGTGGCGCGCTCCACCAGCGTGAACAGCGGGCCGAGTTCCTCTTCCACCGAGACGAGCGCCGAGAAGGTCGGCCGCAGAACGCGTTCGATCCCGTCCAGCAGGATCGAGACTTCCCCGCGATAGGGGTTTGCGTCGCCCCCGCTCATGCCGGCACCACCGCGCCGGAGCTTTCCAGCGTCATCGTGTAGCTGCGCTCGCCATTGAAATCGCCGGCATAGTCCAGCCGCTGGACCAGGAACCGCCCGCGCATCTTCTCGCCGCCTTCGAACGAAAGCTCGTAGTCGCCCAGCGTGCCGCCCAGCGCATTGGCGCGCACTTGCGCTTCGGCTGCGCTGCCCAGAAAAATCCCTGCGGCGCTTACCGAGACCGATCGGGAGCCTGCGCCGGACAGCAGTTCGCGCCAGCCGCCCGAATCCTTGCTTGTCACCACCACGAGTTCGCCGTTGATCGACATCTGCGTGGTGCGAAGGCCCGCTACGGTGTTGTAGGTGGGGCTTGCCGCCCCGTCGCTGATCTTCAAGAGGAACGCGCTTCCCTTCTGGGCTGCCATTGTGGTTCTCCTGCATTTGAAGGTTTCAGCCGCACGGTTGCGCGGCCGGTTCGATTGTCAGTTGCGGGTCAGGCGGCGATCACGCGCGCCCGGTATTCCAGCACAAGCGCCCGCCGCGCTTCGCCGCGTTGCTCGGCCCGCGCTTTCAGGAACATCAGGCTGGCTATGGTGAATCCGCGTGCGGACTGCTCGGCAGGCAGGCTTTCCACCCGCCGCTCGATGGCCGCGATCAGCGCGCTTTCAGCCAGCGGATCATTGCCGCGATAGTTCAGTTCCAGCGCCACGCGGATTTCGCGCCCCGGGCCGGTCTTGGTGCTCCAGTCGGTGCTGGCGCTTGCCGTCAGCGCCAGCCAGGGCAGCGCCGTGCGGTTGGGGGCTTCCTCGACGATGGCGTTGAGGTTCGCCGACAGGGCGGCATCGCTGGCCAGCCAGGCCAGCAGCGCCGCGCGAAAGGACAGTTCCATCGCTCACTCCTGTCCAAATAGCGGCCACAACAGGCTCGCATTGCGCCACTTGGCGGCCGCGCCGCGCTGCAGCAGCGTTGCCGCGCGCGCTTCGGCCAGCTGGCGTGCCTTGGCCACCAGTCGCGCGTTCAGCCCGGCCAGGTCGCCTGCCGCGCGGATCATCCCGCCGGTCATGCCAGACGCATCCTGCGCCAGGGCCGCCATAGCGCTGCCACGGCCGCCGGCGGATTGCCGGTCGTTCCGGTGCGGGTGGTTTCTGCATCGCGTTCGCGGTGCTGGTAGGCGGCAAGGCGCATCACCCCGTGGCGGATCGCCTCGGGCAGGTCGGCCCACTCGCTGGCCATGCCGGCGGTAAACTGCACGACCATGCGGCTCTGGTCGATTGGCTGGCGCAGCCGCACCATGCCACCGCCATCGGCATCAAGGTCGATGCCATACGCTGCGGCCGAAAGCGTCGTCCGCGCGCCCTGCGCGTCCAGTGCGGCCACGCCGGTGATCGCCTGCACGGGCCGGGTGCCCAGCGTCTGCCACTCGCCCGATGCCGGCAGGATTTCCTCGCACCCGGCCTGCAACGGCATGGTGCCCGTAAATCCTTCGCAAAGCTCAAGTGCGACCTTGATCAGGGCGCCCAGTTCCGCGTCATCGCCGGTGGTGCTGATGCCGAGCCAGCTTTTCAGCTCGGTAAGCGCCGCCGGGGACAACGCGGGCGGCGCGACTATTGCCCGCTTCATGGCAATCTCCGGATAGAAGGGGGGAAAAGACGCCCGTGGCGGAAAAGGGGGAAACCGCCACGGGCGCAGTCAGGCGCGCGCAGGGGGAACGCGCGCCTGCCGGGAGAGGCCTATCAGGTGGTGATCTTCAGGAGCTTGATCGCATCGCTGTCGAGCACCTGCCCACCAATGCGCCGCGTCGCATAAAACTGGACGTAGGGCTTGTTGGTGTAGGGATCGCGCAGGATCGTGGTGGCCGAGCGCTCGGTGATCAGGTAGCCGGCACTGAAGTTACCGAACGCGATGGGGAAGGTGCCGGCGGCCACGTCAGGCATGTCCTCGGCTTCGATGACCGGATAGCCCAGCAGGCGGTTCGGCTGGCCATCGGCGATGCCGGCCTGCCACAGGAACGAACCGTCCGGCGCTTTCAGCTTGCGCACGGCGGCCAGCGTGGCCGAGTTCATCATCCACACCGCGCCCTGGCGCAGGCTTGCGCGCAGCGAAAAGACCATGTCGATCAGCTTGGATTCCGGCGTGGTGTCGAACCCGGTGGCGTTGCCCGAACCCACGAACTGCAGCGTGCCGAACGTGCGCGTGGCGTCGTTCTGCGCGGCGGCGCCTGCCTGAAGGAAGCCCTTGGGCTGGTTGGTCCCGGTGCCGTTGATGAAGGCGCTGCCTTCGGCGCGGGCGAATTCGGTGGCGATTTCGCCGGCCAGCCAGGCTTCCACGTCAAACGCGGCGTCGTCCAGCATTGCCTGCGTGGCCGAAGGGTTAGCATAAAGTTCGCCCATCGGCGGCACGATTTCCGCCAGCTTCGACGTGGCCGAATCCGGACGGGCGGCGGTTTCGCTGACCCAGCCCGAAGCGGTGCCGCCAATCGAGATCAGCCGGCGGAACCCGCTGGTGCTGGTGCGCACCACCGAAGCGACCGCACGAACTGGGCTGATCTTGGTCAGGCGGCGCGAAATCTCGGCATCGATCGGACGCGGCACGGCATAGCCGCCGTCGGCCGACGACCCGATCGACAGCGACTTCAGCTCGGTTTCCCGGCCCAGGCGCAGATAACCGTCGATGAAGCCCTGCGTTTCCGCGCTCTTCACTTCGGCGGCCAGTTCACCGCCAGCCAGAACGGGGCGCACGGCGGCGCGGCCGGCCTTGTCGATGCGGCCCTTCACTTCGGTCAGCTCGCTGCGCAGCGCTTCCAGCGCTGCATCGTGCGCTTCCTGGCGTGCAACGATGTCGAAGGAGGCGTCGAATGCTTCGGCGGCCTTGGTCTCGATCATGTCGGGGGTATGGTTGTCCATGTGGCTGAACGTCCTTTCTGGGGAATTGCTTTCTGGGGGAATTGGGCCACCCGCACCGGGCGGCCGGTTTCTGCCGCACGCGGCAGATGGCTCAGGCAGCCGGCGCCTTGCCGGTGCTGCCGCGATTGACGAAATGGACCCGTGCCAGCGGCTGCATCGGCCGGGTGACAAGGCTCACTTCCAAAAGGTCGACCGCACGCAGTTCGCGCCCCTCGGCGCGGGCCTGTCCGTCGCGCACGCGGTATCCGAACGAAAGGCCGTTCACCGCGCCGCGCACCAGTGCCCGCGCGGGTGGCGCTTCGGGATCGGTCACGGTGGCAATCACGCGCAGCCCGTGGTCGTCCTCTTCGGCCAGATCGACCCAGCCGATCCGCTTGTCCGGGCGGTGCTGCCAAAACAGCGGCAGGCGGGCGCCCGCGTCCTTGCGCGCGGCCAGCGTCTGCGCGAACGCGCCGGGCAGGATGGTGTCGCCGCCGCTGTCGCGCTTGCCAAAGACGGCGGCGTATCCGGCAAAGCGCAGCGGGGCCGGGTCGGCGGATGGGGCGGTGTCGGCGGTCATGCCGGGATCTCCCCCACGCCCACCAGGTTGCCGGAACCGAACCGTAGCGCGATCCCGAACAGCAGCAGTGCCAGCAGGCCCCGCACCGCCCATTCGACCACGGCCTTCCACGCGCTCGCCTTGGCGTCGCGCCAGGCCTGCAACAGCTCGCGCAGTTCGGCCATGTCTTCGTGCGCGGTATCGTCGGCCAGACCCATGCGTTCCAGCACGCGCACCGCGCCAAGGTCGCTGGCCTCTTCCACGATGGCGCGCAGCGTCACCAGTTCCGACCCTTCGGTCTCGGCCTGCGCCAGCAGCCGCGCCAGCATCTCCTCGCGCTTCCGGTTCATGCGCCGGCTCCTGCAATGCCCAGCATGGCGCGCTTTTCGTCCGCGCTCAGGAAGTCGGCGGCGGTCACTTGCGCCCACAGCTTCTCGCGGTCGTCCGCCAGCGCAGGCACCCGATCGAGATCGATGGTCAGCCGCGCGCCGGCGAACCACGGCGTCAGCCCTTCGGCCAGCGCCGACAGGATCTTGCCCGCCAGCGGCAGCAGCGTCAGCCGCCACAGCGCACGGTTCGCCTCGCGATAATTGGCATACGTGTTGTCGCCCGGCAGGCCGAGCAGCATCGGCGGCACGCCGAACGCCAGCGCAATGTCGCGCGCGGCGGCGCTTTTCAGCGTGGCAAAGTCCATGTCCGCCGGGGTCAGCGCCATCGCCTGCCACTTCAGCCCGCCTTCCAGCAGCATCGGCCGTCCGGCGTTGCCGTGCCCGGCATAGGCGGCGGTCAGTTCGCGCTTCACCCGCTCGAACTGGTCGGCGGTCAGCGCCGCGCCCGGCTCGCCCGGATCATAGACCAGCGCACCCGAAGGCCGCGCCGCGTTGTCCAGCAGCGCCCGGTTCCACCGCGCGGCGGCATTGTGGATCGCCACCGCCTCGTCCGCCGCTTCCAGGCAGCCCGCGCCATAATGGTCGTCGGCCGGATGGAACGCGCGGATGTGGATCACGTTGGGCTGGCCGAATTCGTCCATCGCGTCGATGGTCAGCGCCTTGTCGCCCACGCGGTACTGGAACGCCGCCGGCCAGCCGCGCTCGTCGGGCAGGATCGTCACCCGCTCGGGCCGCAGTGCAAACAGCTCGGCCACCTCGCCTTCCGCATCGCGCAGCACCTGCACATAGCCGTTGCCGTGCAGCAGGATCTGGCTCGCCAGCGTTTCCATCAGCGCCTGCCCCGCGCTCGTCGCGTCCACCAGCGCCGCCAGCGCCGGGTCCGACGCCACCAGCGGTGCGCCGCCCACGCCTTCGGCCACCAGTCGCACCGCGCGCTGCGCCACGGGGTTGCGCAAATAGGCTTCGCGGATCGCCTGCGGATAGTTCAGCGGGCCACGGATCTCGCCGCCCCGCGCATCAAAGGCTTCGGCCCAGGGCGAAGCGAAACTGCGGCCCAGCGGCGCGCGCGGGGTCACCGTCTCGCCCTTGAAGGCAGCGGTCAGGCTCTGGAAAATCGACATGGATTTCCTTTCGAATGAATGCTCGTTCCGGGGGCGGCGGGCGGAGAGGGAAAGCGCCCGCCGCCCCGCCTCAGTCGAACCAGACGCGCGGCGGTCCTGCGCGGCCGAGCATCAGCTCGGTCAGCGCCCACACGCAGGCGTCGGCTCGATCGGGGCTCCTGCCCGGCCCCTGGTACGTTCCGCCGGGCAGGAATCCGCAAAGCTCGTCTTCAAGGCGGGGAAACATCCCCGCGTGCCGGACGCGTCCGGCCTCATACAGCGCCGCCACCGGCTCGGCCCGCGCCGCCTTGCCCCGGCTGGCGTGCACCAGCCGCAGCGGCAGCGAGGCATTCGCCGCGCGCAGCACCGCTTCCACCATGTCGCCGCCCTGGTTGGCTTCGGCGATCACGCGGTCGGCGTTCCATGCGCGGGCCGCGTCGTTCACCGCGCGCGCCCAGCGTTCGGGGCTGGCTTTCTCGACCGAGGCATCGGCCAGAACCCGCGCCACGCCGTCCTCGCCCGTGGCACAAACCACGATGCCGCAGGCGTCGCCGTCCGAACTGGCCGGCGGGTCCACGCCCACCACCACGCGGTTCAGCGCGGGCGGGTGCGGTTCGCGGCACCGTTCGATCAGCGCCCGTGTCCACAGCGCGCCGGGCAGGTCTTCCAGCAATTCGCCGTCCAGTTCCTGCCGGCCGGTCCGCGTCTCGGCAAACAGCCGGCGCATCGCGTCCACAAAGGCCACGGGCAGGTTCGCCGCATTGTCGAACATGCTGCCCCGCGTCAGCCGCACGCCTGATCCCGCGCCCTTCGCCTCGTTGACCAGTCGCACCACCAGCGGCACCGCGCGCGGCGTCGTGGTGGCAACCATGCGTGGCATGGCGCCCAGCCGCAGGCCCATCGCCAGATTGTCCCAAGCCTCGTCGGCGCGGGCGGCGGTTCCTTCCCACTTGGCGATCTCGTCGCACCAGGCATGGCTGTGCTGCGGTCCGCGCAGGCTTTCGGGCTCAGCCGCCGAATACAGCGATGCCTGCGCCCCGTTCGGCCAGATCAGCCGCCGCAGCGAAGGTTCGAACACCGGCCGCCGCCAAGGGGCGACGCTGGCCAGAATACCGCTTTCGCCTTCCACCATCACGCTGCGCGCTTCGCCAAGATTGGCAGCCACCAGCGCAATCCGCGCTTCGGGATCGGCCTCGGCCACGGCGTTGACCCACTGCGCGCCAGTGCGCGTCTTGCCAAAGCCTCGCCCCGCCATCACCAGCCACACGCGCCAATCGCCTTCGGGGGGCAGTTGCGAGGGCCGCGCCAGCAGCGGCCAGTGCCACTGCCATTCGCGCGCTTCCTCGTCGGGCAAGGTGCGGATCACTTCGCGCCACAGATCGTCCGGCGCATCGGCCAGCCAATCGAGCGGCAGGGGAGCGGCATCGCCTTCAACCATTGGCCGCGCCTTCATTCGCGGCGCCCCGGCGCGCGATCATCTGTTCGCGCATCGTTGCCAGCCGCGCTTCGATAGAGGCGCGGATTTCGGTCACGTCTTCATGTTCGCGCACGGCCCGTTCGCGGGCCACCGTCTCGCGGTGCTGGCCCAGCAGGCGCAGCGCGCTGGCGTTGTCGAACTTGCGCTCGCCTTCCTTGGGATCGCCAAAGCGCAGGCGGTGCAACAGCTCCATTTCCAGGTGCTCGTATCCTTCCAGCAGCGCCTCGCGCCAGGCCCTCGCAAACGCGCCGTCCTGCCCGCGGATCTTGTAGGCGTGGCTCGGGCTGACGCCGCCGGCGCCGGCCGCTGCGGTGACATTCGATGTCGCGGCCAGCGCGGTCAGGAACCGACCGCGCCAGTGGCGATCCTTCCGGCCCTCGGCCTGTTCGGTGCAATCGGCAGCAGTCATCTCCACCGGGACTGCGTCCGGCGAAGGCCGTTTCGGTCCGACCAT